TTCGAGAACATTTACTTTCTATTTTTACGACTACTTTTGTTTTTACGCGACTTGTTCTTTTTTGGTGGAACTGCGACCTCGTTTTTAACGGTAGAACCCTTTTTGTAGACCTTTTTGGCGTCCTTCATTGCATCGCCCAATTTGTATCCGGGTTTACCTTTGTTTTCGTTATACAATTTTTTAACCAAATCTGTCCACGCCGTCATTTTAATATATTATATGGAAAGATAATATATTTATTATTGTTGTTTACATTATGCGCTTTTTCGACCCACCGTTCTTTCTGGTTTTACGTTTGTTTATTTCTTCGAGAGCAAGCAAAGCCGCGGGAACCAATACATCGGCGCCTCCCTTTCGTGACCCACCCTTCTTTTTACCATAGCGTTTGTACAACTCGTTAGCGGCCAATAGAGTGGCGGGCACCCACATACCACCACCTACATATTTATTGTTATCACTCGAAACATTTCCCGTAATAATACTAGATGCTTCCATAGCAGTATCTGATGCAGCTTTAGTCGTTGCTTCAGCAACACTCGATGCGGTAGCAAATGTTTTCTTCGCCTCTTCAGTAGCAGCGGCAGCGGCAGAAGCAGCGGCAGCGGCAGCGGCGGCAGCAGCGGCAGAAGCGGCAGAATCATCACCACCCATTTGTTTCATCGCAATCGTGTTATCATTCGCAACAGCAGCATGTTGTTGTCCAATTCCACCAAACACACCAATTGCGTTGTCGGATGTACTAACCCCACCCTTCATTCTTTTTCCGACAACTCTTCCAACTTTTTTACCACTATTTCTTGAAGACGAACGAGTCATTTTATATTATATAGTGACAAAATAAAATACTAAACCATATAATTAAAAAATACTAACCAGAACATAAACTAATTGACTAAATCATTGTATTGAAGTCCAATATATTTTTGATTCTGGAACAACTTAATCAGTAAAAATAAATTGGCTAAAATAATGAAGAGTAAAAAAACATTATAAATACAAATAAACCAAACATACAAATATATTTCATTATACATCATGTTCGCGATAGGTTTTATTATTTCTTTCACGTCTTTACGCGTATCTTCATTTTGGAAAAATTCTATGCATGTATCGCGAATATTTTTCATTGTAATAAATAATACTAGTTGTTGATTGGTTATGTAATTCGCACATTAAAAATAAAACGTTTAAACGTATAAATAATAATAATTTCATAATATATATTCGAATCTTTGGTATTTTGCAATGCGTTATTGTATTTTTATTTATGGACAATTTCGTTCATTTATCCACAATTTAGAAAAAAATTTAGATTGTATATATGAATCAATAATAAAGAATAATTCAATAGATGTGTTTATTTTAACTGATAAACAAGGCAATTATAGTGCAGAAAATGAAGATATGATTAGAGTTATATTTGAGAAATATCATTGTAATGTGAAATTTATAAAATTTTGGGAAGATTGTCAAGAATATCACAATAAAGAACAGATAAATCAAAATAAGTATAATCTAACGTGTAGACACAATCGCGGAAAACACCATTTTACTGCAAATCTATGGTATAGACGATATGTTACAAATGAACTAAAAAATAAATATTGTGATGATAACGATTTAACATATGATTTACATATGTTTATGCGATTATTTGATATAAATATGAAAACTAATTTATCTGATACAGTAATAAGGCAAGAGATAGAACATTGTGTTCAATCCGATAAATTATTGTTGTCAATCGATACGATTTTCATAGGTAAAAAACATATAATTGACAAGGTGTTTTCTTTTGGTGAACATATGGATGTACATCATGATGATATTTGGGGTAATATAGATTTTTCTGAATATTACAAACAAATAGATTGGGGGTTATATACGATTAAACCAACTTACTGTTCAGAAGTACAAATATTTTCTCATGTATTTACTACTAAAATTGCATATCAACATATAAGATTCGATTTCAATAATCACAGTTCCCCTCTAAATAAAACCGCATTATTCCATATTATGCTGTGTAATAAACGAATGGATTAAAGTCGAATGAATATTTACTTATACGTATAAATAATATTAAAGATATCGCAACAATAATTAGAAATGGAAAATATTTACGATACAAACGACGAATTTAATTTCGAAAAATTAGTTTTACAAAAACCGGCGCTATTATCAAACGGTAATTACTTCATCCGATTTTTGGTAAACGGCGAACATTTGTATATTCAGCCACCTAAATGCAAAACCAGACAAGGTATCGTCAAAGCGGGAAAAAAATATTATTCTGATTTCATGTTTACCAATGAAAACGACCAATTTATTCATTGGATGGAAAATTTAGAGACACATTGCCAACAAGCCATTTTTAAAAATAGAGAACAATGGTTTGAAAACAGCATGGAAATGCATGATATTGAAAATTATTTCACGTCGCCGATGAAAACCTTCAAATCCGGTACGTTTTACATTATACGAATAAATGTTCCCGGTGTATTAGGAAAACCGAGTTTAAAAATATATGACGAAAACGAAAATGAAGTCGAAATGGAATCGATTAACGATAAATCTGACATTGTAACTATTTTGGAAATCCAAGGTATTAAATGTTCTGCTCGAAGTTTTCAAATTGAGATTGAAATGAAGCAAATCATGGTCATGAAACCAGTCAAATTATTTGAGAAATGCATTATTAAAACAAAACCCAAGTCGACCGATGGTCTATCTTTAGATGAAAATTTGGTTGAACAAAACGAAACAAATTTAGGAAATTTAATTGCAGTATCGTCGAATCAACATACGGAACATACCACAGAAGAAAATAAAATTGCGGTCAATGATTTAGAAGCAGAAGCAGAAGCAGAAGCAGAAGCAGAAACAAATGTTTTGAATAAACCAAAAATTGTCGAGGCAAAAATCGAACCAAATAAAATAAAGGTCGACACCGAAACATCGTCGATTGATATGCAAGAAGTCGATTTTCATTTAGACGAGCTTGTTGATACAGAAATTGTTCAAATAAAACAACGAAATGATGTATATTATGAAATGTATAGAGAAGCTAGAAGAAAGGCGAAAGTTGCGAGGGATTTAGCACTTTCTTCTTATTTAGAAGCAAAACGAATAAAAAATGCATATATGCTCGATGATATTAATGACAGCGATTTAGAAACAGAAACAGAAGAAGAAATGTCGTCTTTTGAAAACATGTAAACAAAAATGTGTAAAAATATTGTAACAGTTGTTCCATTTAGCAAAAATTAAAAACATTATTTTATAAATAATTTTATCAGCCGTTTATATAAAAGATGTTTAAGAATATTGAACGAGGGTTTTCCAAATTTTTCACTAATGAAAGAATCATCATGCTTGTCGTATTTCTTATTCTAGCTTGGGGGCTAATGACTTATTCTGGGTTTAAAAATTATTCGGTCGATAACATGACTAATGCATCATATGAAAATATGTCGGGTGGTTCATCACACGAAGAAATGTATGAGAGAGAAAACATGTACGAGCCCTTAGTTAACTCGACAAGTAACCAATCATCTATGAATACTTACGCGCATACTGATGCTACGATTGCATCTCCAGTAACTAATTCTCAATCTTCGTCACTGGATTCTCTCCATCCCGTTGCAAACCCCAGTGATTTGTTGCCTAATGACTCAAATAGTCAATGGGCAGCACTTAACCCCAACACCATGAATAAGGGCGACGTGTTGATGCCCGATTTGCTTCAGGCTGGTTACCATATTGGTCTCGATACCATTGGCCAGACTTTAAGAAATGCGAATCTTCAATTGCGTTCCGACCCTATCATCCCTAAATCCATCATTGGACCCTGGAACCAGAGCACAATCGAGCCCGATTTGGGTAGAGTCCCTCTGGAATTGGCTCAAGGACAACAGTAAATCGTTGATGATTTGAGTTTATCTAGTCGTATTTTTCCGTATTATTTATAATACCATTTAATTGTATACAAATATAATTAAATGATAGATAATGAAATTTTAGGATATTCTGTCATTATCATTTTTCTAGCTTATTGTTATTACACATATTATGATTCTATTGAAAGTTTTCAGTTAAATTGCATTGTTTCGACGGTCGATGGCAACAAATATTGTGTCAGAGACCGCAATAAATTACAAGACGCTGCGGATTTATTGGCATCCGTGACGAATAAATGTAAAGATTTAGTGAAATATGTAAGCGAAAAACACCCAAATAACGAGGCAGTTGGCCGATTGGTTAAAGGTTTCCGCCCGAATAAAATAATGGAGACTCTTCCTACCAGTAGTTACACTGCATATAGTGAAAATAAAGGGGAAAAAATCGCATTTTGCTTAAACAGTAAAAAGCACGACGATAACGATTTGATTGACGAGGACACATTGACATTTGTAGCAATACACGAATTATCGCATATCATGACATTATCTATTGGACATAAACAAGAATTTTGGGATAATTTCAAATTTTTATTGAAGAATGCGAAAGACGCGGGACTTCATCATCCGGTTGATTATAGTAAAAAACCGAGTGGTTATTGCGGAATGACGATTTCCGATAATCCATATTACGATAACTAATATTAATAAAATATCATCGTTTTCTTATTTTTTATGGAAACCGAGGATAATTGTCGAATAAACGAACGCACTGCCGAATATCCGGAACGAGTAATCATACAAACCGGATTTTGACTGGATGATGAAAATACGGGCGTTTGTGTAAACCCGCCATTTGATAAATGAATACAGATATTTTTATACAATGTAATACACGAAATATTATGATGACTATTCCGCAAACAATCCATAAATGCATCTGTGAATGCTCCTTCACTTTCTCGGTCTTCTATATCGAACATATCGGCGCTGGTTTGGTCATCTTTACTACCACTGAACATAAAAATATTTGGGTTCTCAATAATATAATCGTTATTTTTTATAGTGGATGTTGTCGACGTTACTGTATCATATTGTATAGACCAAGGCAATTCACACACAGTTGCACTATGACAACAATCGAATACTAATATCGTTCTACATTTAATGTTTTTTATAATGGAAAATAATTCGTAATTGATGATTAGTCCTTTAGTTTCATAATCAATTGGTATAATAACATCATCTGGTACATTGTTTTGGGAATTATCCGGTATTCGGGAACCGTGTCCACTATAATGTATCCATAATTCATCCAAATTAACAGACGCATTTTGCATGACAGATAAATGATTCATAATATTTTCTTTGGTTGGTTGCGTCGATGCATCCGAAATGTCGTCGCGTAACATAATAATATCGTTTGTGTCGTAATCATACGCATCAATCAACATATTTTTCATATTTATAATATCTGAAATACATCCATTTAATGTAATTTTTGGTACAGAAATATAATCAATACCAATCAATAACGCTTTTTTCATCATATATAAATTAATCTCATATAATAATCACATATAAATATATTGTCTGTCAAATTATATATTTATTTCGATAAAAACCATATAAATTATACCTAGATTGTATATAACTCGTATACAAATAATGGAAAATGTATCACCCAATCATGAAATTTGTAAAATTTGTAAATTGGGTTCTGATGGAAAAAAACAAACATTTTACGTGTTTCAAGGGTCAACTGAACCAGTTACTAATATAAATGAAATATTTAGCGATATCGAAGTTCAAGAAATAGAAGCGTACAATATCCCAATTGTTTATTCAAATCAACAAATTCACAAAGACGATTCAATCAATAGTATTAAAAAAAAAATAATTCATGAATTGGGAATCAAAAACGTTTCATATAACGAAATGTATTT